CCCCTTCCTAATAGAAGGATAGTTGATGAGTATGCAGTATGGATTATATTCAGTCGTCTTGGATTATCAAATGGATTGTTTGGTATACAGGATGTGACTCAGGGTTATCTCGAACATAAGCATCAAGAAACATTTAATCCTGTAGTATTACATTACACAACATTAAATGAACAAAAGTTTGCACGTTCTGATGCAAAGTATGCTAACCTTTTAAGGGATGCTGTTGCATTGGGTAAGGATATTGATCCTTATCATGAGTATGCAGATACTCAACATATTCCTCAAGAGTATCTTGAACTAGTAGCAACGGAACCAGAAATGTCCTATCAAGAAATGGTTGACGCTGGTTACGAAATGTCTGGAGAAGGTATCTGGATGCCACCACAAGATGAATTTGTTTATGAAGATGACTGAACTCAAAGACTGGTTAAACTCTATCAACTTTAATAAGGATGATTTGACTACTGATGATCCTGACTCTATTAAGGATTATCCTCCTTATATTGTTAATAGATGTCTTAGTGGACATCTTGACACTATCCTCTATGCCAATGAAATGAACTTGCATCCTAACCTTGATAAGGATATGCAATATCAATTTTTTCTAAATAGTCTGAGGAAACGGAAGAGATTCTCACCCTGGCTAAGAAAGGATAAAGTTGATAACCTTAATATCATTAAAAAATATTATGGTTATAGCAACGAAAAGGCATTACAGGCTTTAAGACTTCTGACTCAACAACAACTGGATTACATTAAAAATCGACTTGAAACTGGAGGAATGAAATGAGCACGGTGAAAGAGCCTGAAGTTAATTGGAATCAGGACATGATGGTGGAGGTTCAACTAGGTGAACCTGATGATTTCTTAAAGGTGAGAGAAACCCTTACAAGAATTGGTGTAGCTTCACGTAAAGAAAAGAAGTTATATCAATCATGCCATATCTTACATAAACAAGGAAGATATTATATTGTACATTTCAAAGAATTATTTGCGTTAGATGGGAAACACGCTAACCTTACTTCTAACGACGTTCAGCGTCGCAACCGTATTACTCAGTTGCTTTCTGATTGGGGTCTCATAGAAGTAGTGAATACAGATTCTATTGGTGACATTGCTCCATTGAATCAGATTAAAGTTCTTTCATTTAAAGAGAAGGATGAGTGGACTTTAGAAACCAAATATAACATAGGTAAGAAGAAAGTAGCAACAACCGAACCTGCTCCTAAGCGTGTGGTGTTATAATTAGTAGTGTCGCCGTAAGGGACACAAATTAACACTCGCTTATTTAAGGAGGCTACTATCATGGGAAACCTAGTAAGATATCGTTCATCCGATCTTCCAGAGTTAATGGATAAGATTGTGAAGAACAGTATAGGAATCAATGATGATTACCTAGACAGATTTTTTAACGTAACACATACGTCCAATTATCCCCCATTTAATTTAATTCAGATTAATAATGTTGAGTCGAGACTCGAAGTTGCACTTGCGGGGTTCAAGAAAGATGACGTTAAAGTCTATACGGAGTATGGAAAGTTACATGTCGAAGGCAAGCAGGAAGATAAGGAAACAGATGGAGAATTTGTCCACAAAGGATTGGCCCAACGCTCCTTTGATAGACAGTGGACGCTCGCAGACGATACGGAGGTTAGATCCGTCAGCTTTGACAATGGACTCCTTACCATCGAATTGGGAAAGATAGTTCCAGAGCATCATACTCGTCATGACTTTCTCTAAATAAAATTGTTCGAGATGGATCGGAGGGGTTGCAACCCCTCCTTTTTTATGTTATACTATTTTTGTTGGTTCGACGGAACTGACATGGGAGTGACTGAATAAACTTTCTGGCATATAGCTGGTTAAGGTGATGAGACACAGGTGGTGCTGCTTCTTCGGAAGAATCGACTTACCAGTCGGGTCTCAGACAGAGATGTAAAATTTACTACTGTAGTAATGCCCGTCTCTTGTTGGTAATACAGAAACCCAACCTCCCACCCTAATTCTTTTTAAGTAAAATGAGTATTAAACTAGCATTACTTAAGTCTGGTGAAGATATCGTTGCTGATTGGAGAGAACTTGTTCTTAATGAAGGCGACGATAAGGTAGCAGCATATCTTGCTTCTTATCCTTATGTTGTTACTATTAATAAGACTGATATCCCACATGCTGATGAACCAGCAAAGGTAGGACTTTCTTATTTTCCTTGGATGCCTTTATCTAAGGATACTGAGATACCAGTTGATCCTGATTGGGTAGTAACAATGGTAGATCCAATTGATGAAGTAAAGAAATCTTACGAGGAAAAAGTTAATGTCATCAAAGAAAGACGCAATGGTGATAGTCCTGACAACAGGGGCAACACTGATAGCGACAATTGAAGAACAAACATCTGAATTGGGTGAACCCGATTGTAAGTTGATTGAACCTTATGTGGTTACAACTGAGGGTACTGTAGAGCCTTGGTTACTTAATATAACAAATCAGAACGAAGTGATGATATCATCTGATAAGATATTAACCTTGGTAGAACCCAAGACTGCACTCCTTGCAAAATACGAATCAGTATTTGATTAATGCGTTTTTATACTAACGTTCAACTTGTTGGTAACCAGTTCCTTGTTCGTGGATACGATAATGGACAAAGGTTTACTGATAGGGAAGAATGGCGACCGACTCTTTTTGTCGATTCTAAAAAGAAAAAATCTAAGTATCGTACTCTAGATGGTAAATATGTAGATCCTATTCAACCAGGATATGTACGTGATTGCCGTGAGTTCTACAAGAAGTATAATGAGGTAGAAGGGTTCAATATTTACGGTAATGAAAGGTATATCTATCAGTATATCTCAGAGAAGTATCCGCAGGATGAGATTAAGTTTGATATATCAAAGATTCAATTAGTTACCCTTGATATTGAGACTACATCTGAACAGGGTTTTCCTGATGTTCTTGATTGTATTGAGGAAGTTCTTTGTATTACATTACAGGACTATTCAACTAAACAAATTATTACTTGGGGTGTCGGTCCGTACAAGATTAAGCAAGATAATCATAATTATATTGCATGTAAAGATGAGTTTGAATTACTCAATAAGTTTATTGAGTGGTGGATGCAACATACTCCAGAAGTTATTACTGGATGGAATGTACAGTTATTTGATATACCATACATTGCAGGACGTTTGAAGCGTGTGTTGGGTGAGAAGTTAATGAAGAGACTTTCACCTTGGGGACTAGTCTCAGAGGGTGAAGTTTATATTAAAGGTAGAAGACATATTCAAATGGACATAGGAGGTGTCACGCAATTAGATTATCTTGACTTGTATAAGAAGTTTACTTATACTAATAGAGAATCCTATCGTCTTGATTATATCGCTGAGGTAGAGTTAGGGCAGAAGAAACTAGATCACTCAGAGTTTGATACTTTCAAAGAATTTTACTCTGGGAATTGGCAGAAGTTTGTTGAGTACAACGTAGTTGACGTGGAACTTGTTGACCGTCTGGAAGACAAGATGAAACTCATCGAACTTGCCTTGACTATGGCATACGACGCAAAGGTGAATTTCACTGATGTGTTTTATCAGGTTCGGACTTGGGATTCAATCATTTATAACTATTTGAAGAAGAGGAATATTGTTATTCCTCCTAAAAAGAGTGTTGAAAAAAACGACAAATACGCAGGTGCTTATGTCAAGGAACCGAAACCAGGAAGCTATGATTGGGTTGTCTCTTTTGACCTCAATAGTCTTTATCCTCATCTTATTATGCAATACAACATTTCCCCAGAGACCCTCAGGGAAACTCGACATCCCAGTGCGAGCGTTGAAAGGCTCTTAAAACAGGAGATTGGTATAGATGGGGATTATGCAGTTTGTGCGAATGGAGCACAATTTAGGAAGGATGTGCGTGGATTCCTTCCTGAACTCATGGAGAAGATATACAGTGAGAGAGTTATCTTCAAGAAGAAGATGCTTCAAGCAAAGCAGGAGTATGAAAAGAATCCCTCTAATAAACTTACTAAAGAGATTGCCAGATGTAATAACATTCAGATGGCAAAGAAGATACAACTTAATAGTGCTTATGGTGCTATCGGTAACAATTACTTCAGGTATTATAAACTAGAAAACGCAGAAGCAATTACACTCTCAGGACAAGTCTCAATTAGATGGATTGAGAATAGAATGAATCAATATCTAAATAAATTGTTAAATTCAAAAGATATAGATTATGTTATTGCATCTGATACTGATTCAATATACATCAATTTCGGACCTCTTGTGGATAAATTTTTTAGTCATAAGATTGATGATAAAACTAAGGTTGTCAATTTACTTGACAAGATTTGCCAAGACAAACTGGAACCCTTTATTGACAAATCCTATGAGGAATTGGCGACTTATGTAAATGCATATGATCAGAAGATGTTCATGAAGAGGGAGAACATTGCTGATCGTGGAATATGGACTGCAAAGAAGAGATACATACTTAACGTGTGGGATAGCGAGGGGGTACGCTACGAGAGTCCTAAATTAAAGGTAATGGGAATTGAAGCAGTAAAGTCTTCAACCCCTGCTCCCTGTCGTCAAATGTTAAAGGATGCGTTTAACCTTATGATGACAGGCACGGAAGACGAAGTTATTAATTTTATTGATAACTGTCGTACAAAGTTTAAGTCATTGCCACCAGAAGAGATATCTTTTCCACGTTCGGTTTCGGATGTGGAGAAGTATAAAGCTGTGAGCACGATTTATGAGAAGGGTACTCCAATACATTGCCGAGGTGCTCTTCTCTATAATTATTATGTTAAACAGAATAAGTTGGATCATAAGTATTCACTTATTCAGAATGGTGAGAAAATCAAGTTCTGTTATTTGGCAAAACCTAACCCCATTCACGAAAATGTGATATCCTTTATTCAGGACTTCCCCAAGGAATTGGGGCTGGACAAATACATTGATCGTGACTTACAATTTGATAAGTCATTTTTAGAGCCACTCCGAATTATTCTGAACTCTATTGGATGGAGGACAGAGAAAACTGCAAACTTAGAGGCATTTTTTTCCTAATGGAATTACCTATTAACGATAAAGATCTATCAACCATAGTCAATGCTTTAGCATTGGGTGGAGATACTAGACTTTACCATTTGTTGAGAGAGGTAAAAAATGATAGAATTAGAAAGAAGGAGGTTACTGCTTAATGTTTTTTGAGAAAGTGAGTTTAGTTACTGGTGGGTTTGATCCAATCCACAGTGGACATATATCATACTTTAAGAG